TAACAGCGAACCACCTAGACGCAACTGACTTCGGTAACTTGACTATTGCTGCTACAGCAACAGCAGGTGACTCAGTTCCTCTAGCACCACGCCTACCAGGTGCAACTGCATTGTCAGCAACAACTGTATCTCCTCTAACAGTCGTAGCTCGTATGGCTCGTAAGATGGACACAGAGAACGTTGACGCACGTGGACGCTGGATCGTTGTAGACCCAGTATTCATGGAAATGCTGAAAGACGAAGACTCACGTGTACTTAACGCTGACTTCGGTGGCACTGGCCTAATGAATGGCTTGGTATTGAACAACCTACACGGCTTCCGTGTTTACGTTTCAAACAACCTACCAGCAAAAGGTACAGGCGCAGGTACTTCAGGTACAACAGCACAAAACGACAACTACGGTGTTATCGTTGCAGGTCAGGAAGATGCAGTAGCATCAGCGGAGCAAATCAACAAAGTTGAGAACTACCGTGACCCTGATTCATTCGCAGACATCGTACGTGGTATGCACCTATACGGACGTAAAATCCTACGCCCAGAAGCGCTTATCACAGCACGTTACAACGCTGCTTAATACTACATAGCTTGTTGGGCTGGTCTTGTCAAGAGGCTGGCCCTTCAACACATTTAATAGTAGGATAACTCTATGGCTACTTTTGTCGCACTAACAAATGAACTACTACGTAGACTGAATGAAGTTACACTAGATACTGCTGGTGATGGCTTTGATACAGTACGTAACGTTCAAGCCTTAGCTAAAGACGCAATCAACAGTAGCATTAGACTTATTCTGCAGGATGGTCAAGAGTGGCCTTTCCTTAAAACTACTTATACACAGACACTTACTATCGGCACTAGACAGTATAGCTTCCCATCAAACTACTCTAGTGTTGACTGGGATACGTTCTACCTTAAGAAGCTAAGCTCAGAGGGTAACAGCCCAATGAACTTGAAGCCTATGTCTTTTGAGGAGTACACACAGAATGTACGTGCATCAGATGATAGTGGCGATCAAGTTAACGGTGATGGACCACCCATTCGTGTATATCAAACACTAGGTGAGTCTTTCGGTGTTACACCTATCCCTAATGCAGCATATGAAGTAGAATACGTATATTGGTCTTACCCTTCAGATATGACATTGTATGATGACGTAGCAGTTATACCTGATCGTTTTAAACATGTAGTTATTGATGGTGCTATGATGTTTATGATGCGCTTCCGTAGTAATGAACAGAGCGCAGCTATGCATCAGAATAACTTTGAGGATGGTATCAAGTCTATGCGTCGAGTACTGATGGATGATGCTATCTCTGTTCGTTCTACTGTTATAGGTAAAGCAAGAACTAGTTCATTTAATGACGGTGCATAATGGCTGATAACTTAGCATCCTTCAAAGTATTCTGCCAAGGCGGTCTAAACACTAGTCGTGATGTACTATCACAAGGTGAGACTCAACCTGGTTCAGCTATATCTTTGATCAACTATGAGCCATCCGTTACAGGTGGTTATCGTAAGATCAACGGTTTTAGTAACGACTACGGCACAGTTACAGGTACAGGCAATGTCTTAGGTGTTTGTGTAGCTAATGGTATCAATGATGGTATTCTAGCTTGTCGTACACCTTCTAGTGGTTCTAACTACTTACACTACTGGGATACAGCTACAGAGGCTTGGGTTGCAGTAACTACTTCTGGTTCACCTACAATGTCAGGTGTAACAAAGATACGCTTCACTAAGTATAACTGGGGTAGCCCAAAGGTAATGCTTACTGATGGCATCAACCCTGCAGCTACATATGATGGTACAACTTATACGCAGATCACACACGCAGATGCACCCAGCGCACCTAAGTTTTCACACGTATATAAAAACCATATGTTCTTAGCAGGTGATCCTAGTGAAGACACGAATCTTTATTTTAGTGCACCTTACGATGAGACTAGCTTTGCTCCTGCTGATGGTGCTGGTGTTATTAACGTAGGCTTCCCTATTGTAGCTATTAAGTCTTTCCGTGATGTGCTGTACATCTTTGGTACTAACAATATCCGTAAACTTGTTGGCGATAACATCTCTAACTTTGTACTACAAGAGGTCACAGACGATCTAGGGTGTATGGCTTCAGATAGTGTTATTGAGATAGGTGGTGACCTACTCTTCTTATCACAAGATGGTCTACGTCCTATTAGTGGTACAGATAAGATTGGTGACGTTAACCTAGAGACAGTATCAAAAGACATTCAATCTATCTTTACTGACATTGTGTTTGATATTGACCTAGAAGGTTTGAATGCAGTAGTAATACGACAAAAGACACAATTCCGTTACTTCTTTGCTGCTGCAGACTCACAAGGTATCATCGGTGGTTTCAGACAAACGCCTAACGGTTTGCAGTTTGAGTATAGCCAGATGTTAGGTATCTCAGCTACAGCTTCAGACAGTGGCTACATTGGTCAGTATGAGTATGTAATACACGGTGATGCAAACGGTAAAGTACACCGCCAAGAACAAGGCAATGACTTTGACGGTACAGACATCTTTAGTGTATTTCAGACACCGTTCTTTCATATGCAAGACCCAGAACAACGTAAAGTGTTCTATACTGTAGCTACATACTTACGTGCTGAAGGTGACAACGAGATCGTTATGTCTGCTTTGTATGACTATGAAGATGTAGACACACTAAGTCCAACAAACTTTACTTTAACAACTGCAGGTGCTGCAGCATATTATAACGAAGCGATATATAACAGCACCGCAATCTTTGATGGTAACCCTGCCCCAGTTAAACGTACAAACATTTCAGGTTCAGGTAAGTCAGCATCATTTAAATTCGTAACTAATGATTCCAATGCGTCACACAGTATTCAGGGTCTAGTGATAACATTCGGGGTAGGAGACAGGTTATAAAATGGCAGGTTATACAAGACAGTCCGTAGCTGACATTATCGCTAATGCGGTTATTAAGGCTGCACCAGTAAACGCAGAGTACAACGCAATTCGTGATGCGTTTGCTTTTGCTACAGGTCACAAACACGATGGTAGCTCTACTGAAGGTGCTTACGTACCTCTGATTGCTGATGTTGATGCATTGAACAAAGTTGTGATTGACACAGCTAATAACCGAATCAGTTTCTACAATGAAGTCTCTTCTGCTGCAGTAGAACAGATTCGACTAGAAGATGGCGTACTTAAACCTGTTACTGATGATGACGTTGATCTTGGTGCATCAGGTGCTGAGTTTAAAGATTTATACATTGATGGCATTGGCTACATTGACTCTGTAGTTATTACAGGCGGTACTATTGATGACACCGTAATTGGTGGTACTACTCCTGCAGCAGGTACTTTTACATCAGTAACAGCTACTACAGCAGACATTGACGGTGGTACTATTGATGGTGCAACTATCGGTGCTACAACAGCCTCTACTGGTGACTTCACTAACATCACAGCATCAGGCACTTTAGCTGTTACAGGTACATCTACACTAACAGGTACTGCTACTATTACATCTGCTGACATTAACTCAGGTGCAGTAGACAACACAGTTATCGGTAACACAACTGCAGCAGCAGGTACATTTACTGACTTGACTGCTACAGGTACAACAACAATTACTACTGCTGACATTAACGGTGGTAACATTGATGGTACAATCATTGGTGCATCTACACCTGATGCAGCTACAGTAACTGACCTAACAGCTTCTGGTACATCTACTCTTACTACGGTAGACATTAATGGAGGTGCTATTGATGGTACTGTTATTGGTGCTAGTAGTGCTGCTGCTGGTAGCTTTACAACAGTATCGACATCTGGACAGGCTACCTTGGCGACTGCTGATATTAATGGTGGGTCTATTGACGGTGCTATTATTGGTGCAGCAAGTCCAGCGGCTATCACAGGCACGACAGTTACAGCAACTTCTTTTGTCGGACCTGTCACAGGTAACATCACAGGAAACGTTACAGGCAACGTAACTGGTGATTTGACAGGTGATGTAACAGGTAACGTTACAGCTTCAAGTGGTTCATCTACATTTAACAACGTAACTATCAACGGTACGTTGAACATGGACGCAGCTACTACTGCTACTATTACTAACCTAAGCACTCCTGTAAACACAGGTGATGCCGCAAGTAAAGGCTATGTAGACACACAGGTAGCTAACCTTGTAGACTCAGCCCCAGGTACACTAGACACACTAAACGAACTAGCTGCTGCTCTAGGTGATGACCCTAACTTCTCCACAACTATTACAACAAGCATAGCAACCAAGCTCCCACTAGCAGGTGGTACGATGACTGGTGCTATTGCTATGGGTACAAACAAGATCACTGGACTGGGTGATCCTACTGCAGCACAGGATGCAGCTACACAGAACTATGTAACTACTAACTTCCTAGACTTATCTGGTGGCACTATGACAGGTGCTATCGACATGGGTAGCTCTAAGGTTACAACTACATATGTACCTACTAATGGTCCAGACTTGACAAACAAGACATATGTTGATAGCATTCTAGGATCAGCTACTGCTGCCTCTGCAAGTGCTGCTGCTGCAGCTACATCAGAGACTAATGCTGCCACAAGTGAGACTAACGCAGCTAACTCGGCTACTGCTGCAGCTTCTAGTGCAACCAGTGCAGCTAACTCATATGATGACTTTGATGACAGATACTTAGGTGCTAAGGCTTCTGCTCCTGCCTTAGACAATGATGGTGATGCTCTTATCACTGGTGCATTGTACTTCAATACTACTACAGACATTATGTATGTGTATGGTAGCTCTGGATGGCAAGCTGCAGGTTCATCAGTTAACGGTACAGCAGACAGAGTTACTTACACTGCTACATCTGGTCAGACTACATTTGCTGCTACATATGACCCAGGATATGTAGATGCTTATCTGAATGGTGTAAAGCTTATCAGTGGCACAGACTTCACTGCTACATCAGGTACGTCTATCGTTCTTACTACAGGTGCTACAGCAGGTGATACAGTAGACATTGTAGCTTATGGTACATTCGTAGTAGCTGATACTTATACTAAGTCACAGAGTGATGCTCGTTACGTTGAAGTAGCTGGCGATACTATGACTGGTGCTTTGACTGTAGGTGGAACTGTTACATCTGATGGGCTGACTGTGGAAGATGCAAGCAGCTCTCTTTTGTCATTGATGGAAGATGGAAGTTCAGGCGCTGATGTTGAATATAACGGGGCTACTAACAACTTCGTTATTTCTACGGGAACAAGTGGATCAGGAAGTCAAACGCCTAGACTAGCCATACAACGTGACTCAGGCGACATCAGCTTCTACGAGGACACAGGCACCACGGCAAAGTTCTTCTGGGATGCGAGTGCTGAGAGTTTGGGCATTGGGACGAGTTCGCCTGTATCTATTACTGAAATTGTTGGTACAAATGCTGGCGGTGCTTTAGATGTATTAAATCTTAGAAACGCAGGGGCTGATGGTTCTGAGGTATCTTTGAATTTTATCTCGTCTACTGACCCTAATAATACAGCAGCAAGAAGTACGATAAAAAGCATAAGGTCAGGAGCTAATAGTGAACTAGCTTTAGCAACCAGTAACTCAGAAGCCATGCGCATCGACAGCAGCGGTAACGTGCTGGTGGGTAAGACGAGTGCAGGTATTGGCACAAGTGGTGTAGAACTAAAAGATGGAAATGAAGTTAGTACACTTAATGTAACAACCACTCGTGGTACTGCAAATGTTGGGCAGGTAGCTTTATTTAATCGCTTAACTTCAGATGGCACTATTCTTGACCTGCGCAAAGATGGCACCACTGTGGGGAGTATTGGCTCTTTTGCTTCTAGTGTTTATATGGGGTATGACGACACAGGATTATTTTTTAATGCTGCGGGTAATGTGATACAGCCCTATTCTATTACTTCAAACAATACAACAGATGGGGCGATAAGCTTAGGTTCTTCCGCAAAAAGATTTTCTGACGCTCACTTCTCAGGCACAGTAAACGCAGCCAACTTCAACAGCACCTCAGACGCCACCTTAAAAACCAACGTAGAAACACTCAGTGGCTCACTGGATGCAGTGAAAGCATTGCGTGGTGTCAGCTTTGATTGGATTGAGAATGGCAACCCAGAGATTGGTGTGATTGCCCAAGAAGTAGAGGAAGTATTGCCAGAGTTGGTAAACACCAATGACGAAGGCATTAAGTCTGTCAAGTACGGCAACATTGTGGCTGTCCTCATTGAAGCAATCAAAGAACAGCAAGAACAGATAGACGAGCTTAAAGCTCAACTTAACAGCTAATAGGAGAATCCGAAGATGGCGATTAAAGTATCAGGTACAACAGTAATAGATGATAGCAGACAGCTAACAAACATTGCGTCTGTGGATGCAACAACTGTGGCTGCGTTAAGTAGTGCTGGTGTTGGTGCTGGTGGTGGCTTGGTAAGCCTTACATCCGATGGTGCTATTGATGCTCGTGACCCAGTTATTCTTACGGCAACTGGTAAGGTGGCAAGTGTAGCGGAGGCTGCACCTGACCCAAATGACACTGAACTTATAAGTTCTGGTAATGAGAATATTCATTACATCTGGCACACATCGGAAAGCAAATATGTAGCAATTTATTACGATAGCCCTGCAATTCTTTATAAAGTTGGGACACCAAATGCTAATGGAACCGTAACGTGGACTAGCGCAGCTAATTTACAAAACTTTGTTGGTAGTGATTTTGCGGCAGCATATAATGTAGCAGATAATAAAATTGTTCTCTGCCACCAAGAGCAAACAGGTAATGGCCCTTATATAAGAACATACACACTTAGTGGTACAACACTAACACAAACTGGCAGCGTTAACGCAAACCATACTGGTGTCATGTTTATCCATGCTGTTTATCATCCGTATTCGGGCTGTGTATGTTTTGCATATGCTGAAGGGTATAGCACTGGTACGCAGTATTGGGTTATTGCAATTAACTCAACTGGTAACACACCTAGTATTTCACAGGGGTATCGGTCTGGGAACTATCAGGCTTTAGCTGATATGACGGCTGACCCAGATAGTGACAACGTATTTGTTACATACCGAGAAGCACAAGTAGGTCGTGATGCTTATATAGAAAAGTGGAGCGTAAATCAGTCTAGGCAGGTAGCTGGGTTAAGTTATTCTCACACCGTAGGGAACTATAATTGGATTCCTATGGGCATGAGTTACGACACAAATCAAGATAAGGTTGTTGCCTCTTTTAGAGATAATAACAATTCTAGCGTAATGAAATGGGTGGTTTGGAATAACCAATCAGGCGCAATAGGTGTACACACAAGTAGCGTTCTTCCAAACAGTTCAAATCCACTTGTTCTAAATGACCCTGTTAGCGGTAGTGTCATTTCATTTAGAAAAGATGGTAACGCTCTAAAGAAATGCACAATAGATGTATCAAGCGGTTTCTCTGAGGGTACAGAAACAACAATTATTGCATCTGGCGTTACAGACTTGGCCCCAGACCAAACTGTGCATGATAACTTTTCTGGTCGTGCAACGTTTACATACAAGTCAAACTCTAGTGGTACAGAAGTAACCAGAGGTAGGCAGGTTACAACGCCTGTATCTAACCTCACATCTACAAACCTTCTTGGCATTTCTAACGAAACACAAGCCGATGGGCAGACAACAGAGATAGCAATTATTGGCTCTGTCGTAGATGGCTTCACAGGTTTGACGATTGGTTCAAATTACTACGTTCAAGAAGATGGCACTATCACCACATCAACTGGTGGGCAGCTTATTGGCAAAGCCATATCCGCAACACAACTATTAATAACGCAGGTGTAACATGACCAAAGCAAGAGACTTAGCAGACCTAATTAGTGCAGGTAATCCGCTTTCAGATGGTGCACTTAGTGTATCTGAGATAAGTGACCTTACAGCTACTGCTGCAGAGCTTAACACGTTAGATGGTATAACTGCTACTACATCAGAGCTTAACGGTGTAGCAGGTATTAACACAAACGTACAAACACAGCTAGACTTGAAAGCACCACTAGCTGATCCTACGTTTACAGGCACAGCTACACTGCCTACTGCTGCAGTTACAACACTTACAGTAGGTGGCAGCGATGTAACGTCAAATGTAACAGGTCTAGGAACAGCATCACAGCTTGATGTAGGTACTGGTGCAAACAATATCGTACAACTAAATAGTTCAGGACAACTACCTGCAGTAGATGGCTCTAACCTAACTGGCCTATCATCGGCTGGTAATTTGTTTAGTGCGTTAGCTGATGGTACAGTCACCGATGGTGATATGCTTATATTGCGAAGCGATGGTGACGTTGCAAAAGTGGCGGTGGAAAGT